GAACTTGATATTGAAGATTAGTTTTTATACCCAAACAAAAGAAAAAAAAAGAAAAAGCTTTGAACTCTCTTCTCGGAGGAGAATATCGATTAACGATTGCAAGAATACTATGCGTTTCACAAATTCATCCAAGATTTCAGAAATATTTTGCGAGTTTTAGTTGCTTGTGAATTTTCAGGTGTAGTTAGAGAAGCTTTCAATAAAAAAGGTCACTATGCTTTGAGCTGTGATTTAGAGCCAACTTCTATACCAGGGAATCATTATCAAGGAGATGTATTAGATATATTAGATGAAGGTTGGGACTTAATGATTGCCCATCCCCCTTGCACTTATCTAACAGTTAGTGGGAACAGATGGTTCTATCATCCAGAAGATAAAGATAAACCTGTAGAAAATAGAAGACCTCATCCAAGATTTCCAAATAGATTAGAGCAAAGAAAAGAATCTTTAGAATTTGTTCAACAGTTGCTTGATGCTCCTATTGATAAAATTGCATTGGAAAACCCTGTTGGTGTTATATCTACAAACATTAGGAAACCAGACCAAATAATTCAGCCATATGAATTTGGAGACCCTTTTGAAAAGAAAACTTGTTTATGGTTGAAAAATCTTCCTAAGTTAGAACCTACAAACATTGTTGAACCTGAACCAAGAGTAGTTTTTGACAGTGGAAAATCTATGCCTAAATGGTTCGTAGATTCTCTATACAATCATCCACCTAAAGAACGAACAAAAATTAGAAATACAACATTTCCAGGTATTGCAGATGCAATAGCTAATCAATGGGGTTGAGATGAAAACACTTGGTCACAGAGTTATAAAATTTATAGAAACATACTGTGTTCATTCAACAGGAGATTATTTAGGTCAACCATTCAAATTGCGTGATTGGCAAAAAGAAATAATCAATGAATTGTTTGAATTGAGAGACGATGGCACATTCAAACATCACACAGCTTATATATCTCTGCCTAAGGGAAATGGAAAAACAGAACTAGCAGGAGCTTTAGCTGTATTTGGCTTAATGGGTTCTCAGAATGTAGCTCCCCTAATTCCTGTAGTTGCATCTTCATATGACCAAGCAGATTTAGTTTTCAATTCTGCCAAGACAATGATTCAAAATGGTGATTTGAGGCATTTTGTAGAAGCTATGGAACGAAAAATCGTTCTAAAAGAAAATCCAAATGCTCAGATTGTCAGAGTTCCTTGTGTTGCTGGTGTTAATGATGGAATGAGACCATCTATGGCAATATTTGATGAAATACACGAGATGGTTGGCAATAAGGAACGAGCACATCTTGTTATAGAAAATGGACTTAGAAAAAGAACAAACACTCTAGGCATAAACATAACTACAGCTGGTGTCGAAAACTCTATGGCATACAGAATGTATAAATATGCAAAAGGTATTGAAGAAGGCACAGAGGATGATGAAGGATTTTATTTCAAGATTTATGAGGCAGATGCAGAACTTGATATCAGGAAAAAAGCAGATAGAAAAAAAGCTATTGAACAAGCTAATCCTGCTCTCTATGACTGGGTTGACTTTGAACAAATTGAAAGAGCTTATAAGACAATTCCTGAAAACGAATTTAGAAGATATTTTCTAAATCAATGGACTACTACAGCTGACAGGTGGCTTCCTGCAGGTGTATGGGAGGAATGTTATGTCGAACAAAAAGAAATCGAAAAAGGCTCAAGAATTATCTTGGGTTTTGATGGGTCATACTCAAGAGACTCAACAGCGTTGGTCGGACTCTCAATGGATTCCCAACTCCCTCATCTTGAGGTGCTTGGACATTGGTTTAGACCAATCACTGAAAATAAGCAATGGAAAGTCCCAAGAGATGAAGTCTTGGCGAGAATTCTTCAGTGCTTCGAAGAATACGAAGTAGTTGAATTAGTTGTTGACCCTATGGGTTGGCATAACGAGATAACAGAGCTTGAAGAAATAGTTGGAGACAATATGGTTCTCTACTATGAAGGAAACTTCAGAAAAAAGATGGCTCAAGCTTGTTCAAGGTTTTATTCAGCTGTTTTAGAACAAAAGATTTCACACAATGGAGACCAAGCGTTGCATCAACACTTGATTAATTGTGTTCCTAAAGAAACTCTTCAAGGAACATTAGTGACCAAAGCTTCTAAGGACTCTCCTCATAAAATCGACTTAGCTATTGGAGCAATAATGTGCTTTGACAGATGGTCTGATATGAGAGCAGAACCTGAAGAGCCTGAAGAGGAAGAACCACAGTTTATAACTTTATGAGAATTAATTATTTGATAACAGGAGTTGGACTCCTATTTCTTTCAATTGCAGGTTTCATAGTAAGCCTACAAGTTGGATTTTTTATTTTAGGACTCAGCTGGGTCGGTTTTGGTTTGATATTTGATATGGATAGGTTATGAGTAATATTTTAGATTTTTTGCGTGGCAGAGATAATTTTGAAACTAGAGCAATAGATGCTTCAACTTTCAATCTTGGTCTTGATGATGAGGGCAAAACAGCTTCAGGCAAATCAGTAGATGCTGGAACTGCAATTCAAGCTTCAACAGTTTATGCTTGTGTTTCTTTGATAGCTGATTCAGTGGCAACAATGCCAGTGCATAGTTTTAGAAAAACTGGAGACTTTAGGGAGATAACACCTCCTCCTTCTTGGATGGATGCTACTAATTCAATGCCTAATCCTGAAACAGATAGGTTCACTTGGATTCATAGAACAATCAGTTCATTAGCTCTATATGGAAATAGCTACTGGCTTATTGTTGAAAGAGACAATTTAGGTTTTCCAAAACAGTTATACAATCTTCATCCTGAGTATGTCAGCATTGATAGAAAAAATGGCGAGGCTATTTATACCTATGATGGCAAGAAAAGTTATAAAAGATATACAACATTGACACCTGATGGAGACATCATTCACATAAAGAACTTTGAACAAGGCTCTGAATATGGATTATCTCCAATTGAAGCTGGTGCAGAGGCTATAGGTATTTCATTAGCAAGTGATGAATTTGCTGGAAGATTCTTTTCTAATGGAGCTGTGCTTAGTGGTGTTATTGAAATGAACTCTACTCCAAGTGAAGAGTCACTAAGAATTTTCAAACAGTCCTTCAATAGGAAACATCAAGGAACAAAGAAGTCTCACAACATAGGAATATTGACAGAAGGTGCAACTTGGAAACCAATATCAATAAACCATCAACAAATGCAGTTTTTGGAATCAAGAAAATTCAACAAAATCGAGATTTGTGGTCTTTTCAGAGTAAGTCCATACCTCATTGGTGACTTGTCGGAAACTACAAAACTTGGCTCATCTATCGAAGAACAAAATAGAATCTTCTACGAACTAACACTGCTTCCATACATAAACAGAATTGAACAGGCAATGACAATGATGTTGCCTAGAGGTCAGTTTGCGAGAATTGATGTTTCAGGACTACTTAGAGCTTCTATATCACAGAGATATCAAGCATATAACTTAGGAAGAAACGCAGGGTTCTTGTCAGTTAATGAAATCAGAGCAAAAGAAGACCTTCCTCCAGTTGACCCTGAAATTGGAGATGCCTACATTCAAAACTTGAATCAACAATCAGTTCAAGATAGTGATGACTAGAATTTGTGATTTTCTATATATAGTTAATTTGTCGAAGTTCTCTGTCGAAGTTTGAGGAGAACCAAATGAGCAACAGGGCTCGTATAAAAAGCTTGGAAGTCGTTGACCCAAGTGCTTTAGAAGTAAACGAAATTAATGAGTATCTAGGTCACTTTGGAAATACTGCAAAGATATTTCTTGAGAACACTAATGATATAAAAAAGCCTGATTGTGGACAGGAAGTTTTTGATTTAGAGATGGAGCTTCTAAGAATCAAAAAAGTCCCAACTATTTATAATTATCAAACTTTTGAAGGTTATTCAGGTGCTTATCAACAAACAGGGTTTGACCCTTTCAGTGCAATGATACCTAATGGCTTTGTTGTTATTGGAAATCCTGATTGGTATATTCCAGATAATTTTGTTTCATACATTGATGAACATAAAAAAACTAGATTGAGCTGGGTTGAAGTCAAAGGTTCAAGATGGATAAAATCTATGGACATTGAGTATATGAAATCATTTCAAGCAAAGCTAGATAACTGGAATGAAATGATTGAAAAAGCTGGAAAGTATTCAATCAAAAGCAGAGCTCCAATTGATTTCAAAATTGCACTCTACCCTTTCGCAGAATCAGAATGGTATAGAGCACAAGACAATAATGTTGAGTGGACACCTACAGAGGAAATGATTGCACAAGGCAGATGGTTTAGTCTTGCAGAGCTTATTGATAAGTTTGAAAATGACTATTCACTTGAGGATGACCTA